TCATACCTTATCTATATATACAACTTCAATCTGTTTTTTCAGTTTATTTAATGCACTTTTTTTAATTTCATATGCTTTCTGATAATTGATACTATTCTCCATTGCTATTACTTTCAAAGGTCTTCTATTGATATAAAATTCAATGATTAACATTCTTTCTAAACAGGACAACTCATTAATACCCTCACTTAATTTTTCAACTATTTCATAAGCTATGTATTGATCCTCCACTGTAAAAGGATAATTTCCTTCTACATTATTAATATTTGTTGAATCTTGAATTTCTCTATTATGCTTTATTTTGCTTTTTAGTAGATTTATATTACTACGTTTAACTGTGGTAGCTAAAAAGGAGCTGAAGGAATTTGAATTTATATTATATAAATTAATAGCTTTTATAATGCTTAAAATACTATGCTGAACTAAATCATCAAACTCATATCCGGGTATATGATATTTTGATGCTTCACTTAAAATTAAAGGCATATATTTACTAATAATAGTTTCAGTCGCAATACTATCCCCTTCTTTAGCTTTTATAATTAAATCTTTCAAGTTGCCACCCCCCATTTATAATTAGTATAGGACCCCTTATACAGAATGCTTGTCCATCTTTAATCTTCCCTTTTTAATCCAAAATCTTCGTATTGCTTTTAACATAAGCAACCATTTTTTTTAAACACTTTCTGCAAAGCGAAACTTTACCAGTAGTAATTACTCCATTAACCTCACCACATTGCATACATCCAACACTATATTTTTTTAGATAAATCTCTTCCTCCTCTGTAAATATTTCTAAGGAATCCCTATCTTCAAGATTCAAAGTCCTTCTTAGCTCTATTGGAATAACTACTCTGCCAAGTTCGTCTAAAACCCTTGACAATCCCCCCTTTTCTTTTGAGCTAAGTATGATATACTCCCCCTCCTTCGATATATCAACCTGTGTTTGTCTTTCAACAAAATTAAGTTTCTTTCTTAACTCCTTTGGTATAACTATTCTTCCTAAATCATCTAATCTTCTTACAATTCCTGTTGCTTTCATTTTCCCATCCTCCATCTTTATTTGGCTTTATTTTATACTATTGTTACTATTAAAAGTTTGGCAATAATTATAAATTTCGGTGCAAGCTCTCAGTTTAGTGCACAGTTCACAGTGCACAGTCCACAGTCCACAGTTGATGTTTATTTTCTGCGAAAATCTTTGATTAAATATCTTACCTATTGAAAATATAGCCTTTATTTTAGATATTTTTTCAAGCTGTAATTATATTTAATTCCTTTGAAAACTGTTATATTATCCCCGCACATTTCTAAAATTCTTCTAGCAATTGCTTGATCTAAATCAATAAGCATTTGTGGGGTACACTCGCTTGATACTAGAATCGGTAATTTGTTTAAATATCTATAATTGATAATTGGATATATATGTTTAATGTCTGAGCTATTGAGTTCTGCAATTAGCTTATTGTTTTTCACTTTACTTTTAAACAAATCGTCTAATATCAGCAGCTCTGCTCTGCAATATTTTGATTGAATTTTTATATAATTTTCATCATCCATGGCATTAGCTTTTAAATCTCTAATCACTTCTTCATAAGGCATGTAAACCACTTTAATGAATTTTTCTTGCCTATTTAGTAAAGCAGCTCCTATAGCTATTACTAAGTGGCTTTTTCCTGACCCTGGCTGACCAAATAAGCCAAAACTATTTTCTTTTCCTTTCTTTATCCCATCAAAGTTTTGTATATATTTAATGGCTTTATTTTTAACTTCATAGGTTACATCATCGAAGGGCTTATAATCATTAATTTTTGCAACCTCTTCTGCTTTAACTCCAAATCTACTCCAAGCATTCTCAATAATTCTTTTTTCATAACATCCACACCTGCTACAAACATTGTTTTGATCTATAATCCAAGTAGTATCCATACACTCTGTACATTTATATTTATCCTCCGAACATTGAGAAATCGTACAAGTTGCTTGCATCCTTTTTATGGTGGCTTGTAGGTCCATTTTTTTCTTTCCTTCCTTCTGCTCTCCAATTATTTAAAACCCCTTGAACATAGCTGAGGCTTCTTTTATTTCGCATAACTGCTACATCAATAGCCTCCTTAAACCATTCCAGCGTAAACTCTTTAACCATGTCTGTTATTTTATCTAAAGTAATTTGTGATACAGTTCCAAATCTTGCTTTTTCATAATAATTACAAGCTTCAAGAGAAAAATCATTAGACCACATTGAATTATCTTCTTCTTTTCTCTTTTCTCTTTCTTTATCTATATCTTTTTCTACATCTTTATCTATATCTTTTTCTTTATCTATATCTTTTTCTTTATCTATATCTTTTTCTTTATCTATATCTTTTTCTCTCTCTTCTTCTTTTCTTTTCTCTTCTTCTTTATCTATATCTTCTTTCTTCTTTCTTCTCTCTTCTCTCTTCTCTCTAGGAGCGTTATTTAACGTTTCAGTAACGTTACTTGTAACGTTACAACAAGTTTCATCTTTAGCGGGAGCTTCTATTTCATTTTTCTTTTGTCTATGTTTAGCAACTCTTTTCCTTGTTTGCTCCTTGATTTTTTGCATACCTTCAAGATTCTGATATTTACACCAATTGCATAAATGTATTCCTTTTTCATCAACTACAATCATATTTAACCTTTCAAAAGTTTCTAGTGCTAGTTTTACAATATTAGTTTGTTTTCTAAATTTATAAGCTAAAGTATCCTCCGTATAAGGAATTTCTTCGGTAAGATATATGTACCCATCATCATTACATTTACCTGCTAAAACAAGTAATCTAACCCAAATAACAAGTATTGAATCTCCTTCCGGTAGACTTTGTATAAAATCAATCTTTTCATCATCAAACAATTCTATAGAAAGTTTAATCCATTTAACAGCGGCCATTTATTTCACCCTCTTTTCGTGAATATAATATTCTTTACTGCATAAGCTAATATTGAGTTATTCTGCAAACTGTGCTATTTTATATCTATATAAAGTTTTTATTGCAAAATCTATAGGAAAAGTGCCTTTAAGTTCCTGTCCTATAGACCTTACTTAAGCTCCCTCTGCAAAGGGAGTTTTTTATTTACACCCACAAAATATAGTATTAATCATTGCTCTCCACCTCAAAGGGGGTACCCTCATAGGTGAACTGTTCTGTTTCACCATCATTAATTTCTTTAATTTCTTTAATTTCTTTAATTTCATTAATTTCATTTTCTATAGGATCTACATCCACATATTTAAAGTCACTTACCTTCTCTTCCTTGGCTTCAGATTTATAATCTTCATGTAAGGCTGTTGCCATTTCAACACTCTTTGGAGCATACTTTAATACATCAAACAGAACTGTTTTTTTCGCCATACTATCAAAATTCTTAAACCATATTGATTTTTTATTTACTTGGCCGTTGTATAAATAGTTCTTTGAAAACTCTTTTGCATGTTTTTCAACTCTTTCCTTGGACCAAACAACAAAATCATTTCCCCCATTTTTAAGTTTATATACTGCATAATAGTGGGTCACTTCCTCACTTGGTATATCTGTAGGCTTATGAATCAACCTTTTATTAAGACCATATTCATACTCAAATTCATCACCCTTTCTAACTTCATGAGCATATATAGCTTCATACTCTTTAGTGTTGAAAGCCATCTTCAAAATACCTTTATACCCTACTTGAAAGTTAACCTCTGTGATTCCTTGCTTATTATTTTTATAAGCTATTAAATAAGCCTCTCCAAGTACTGTATTTGGTTCTAATCCACATTGAGCACTTTGCATTAATGCACTTAAAAAAGTAGTTGTATCTGCCTCCCAAAAGGCAGGATTCCCATTATATAAACTCAAGGCTATTCTTGAAAATCTCTCCGGTGTCATAGTACTTGCCACTGCCTTTTTAATCTCAGGCATCATTTTACTAAGTACATTTTGCATTTTCTTTTGAGGTGTTATTTGAACATTTTGCTCCTGATTTTTTATTAAACCGCCATTTACACTTGCCATTTTTCTTCCTCCTTATTTGCACTTTGTAATTTTCATGGAGACATATTCTGTAGTCCCATTATTAATTGCTGCATATGTAACTGGGTATTTTTCTTTTAAAAGTTTATTATCTATTTTATCTTTCTTAATTTCATACCTAGTCACCTTAAATAGCCCATCAGAACCCTTTTTACTATTTCCTAGGTCTAAATATATTAATTGTTTTATTCGCTCTTTATCCTTCTCCAAAGCCTTAATTTCATTATCTATTTCTTTAAACCTTTCTAATTTGCTATCACTAATATTAGCTTCTACATCATTATCAAGAGATTGACTATACAGAATTTCTTTAGTTTCACATTGAAGTCCAATTGGTGCAGGAGGAATTTTTTTAAGTATATTTTCATTCCAAAAAGTTTTACCTATTTCAAACAATGCTTTTATATCCTCTTCATTTCTTGGAACCACTTTCCACTTAACTTCTTTGCCTAATAAATAAACTATTAAAAAATAATTAAGTCCTGTAATCCCCATATACCACTGACATTGGCAATAATATTCATCTGGAATTTCATCCCCTGCCCACATTTTCTTTAAAAACTCACTTGCTGTTTTGATTTCTAAACCTAAAAGTTCATCTTTAGGGATAACTCTTACCTCTCCTGTATCTAGGTTTTCATAATACTTGTAATCCTCTGATAGTTTTCCTAAACCATCAATATTTGCTGAAAAGAATTCATCCTTCTTATGAACCATCATGTAGGGATACTCAAAGCTATTTAATTTAATCTTTGTAGCTTTTTCAAAATCTTCTTGAATCCATTCTCTTATCATTGGCTCCATTCTATTACCAAAAACGGTATGAATATTACCTTTAAACTTTTCTGAAAGTCCTAATTTCTCATTAAAAACTGTAAAAGCTGAACCATATTTACTATAGCCTGCAATCTTAGCAATTTCAGAACCCCCAACACTATTGCATCTACTTTTCAACCATTCAGATCTAGCTTCATCATCCTTTCTGCAGTCAAAAACCACTCTTGCACTTTTAAAAAGTTCCTTATCTTCTATAAATTTAACCATCTTTTTCTCCTATCCTATTTTTTCTATTTCAAATTCATCCGCCATTGTGCTTGTTACAAAGTATTGATATTCATCATTAGTCATTTCCTTTAATAATTTAGCTTGAACTGCTGGATTTAAACTTTCAAATTTATCTAAACAAATTACTTTCAATTCCCCTGCTTGAGCTTTTGCAATCCTCATAGCAAGTTCTAACTTTTCTCCATCAGAAAGTCCATCTATCAATGTATTGTTTATTCTTATAAAACCATTGCTATCTACACTAATTCCATCAATAGGCATCTTAGCTGTTTGCAGTAATTCCCCTGGTAAAATTCTAGCTTTATCTATTCTCTTTGTTTGAATTGCTGCATATCTCTCTTTACTTGCTAATTTGTTATCTCGAATATCAAGCAACATATCCCATTGTCTTAAGTAGCTTTGCATTTCTGCCACTTTATCAGCTTCATCTTGAAGTGGTTCTATATCAATAGCATTGTTATTTTTTATGTATTCTATGGCTTTACCAACTCTAATTTCTTCTTTTTCTTTTTCAGTTAATATTTTTTCATTTACTGCTTTAATCTCCTGTTCTTCGGTAGCTACTAAGGAAATCAATTCTTGCTCTTTAGTGGCAATTTTCTTTTCTTGTAATGCTATATTGTCTTTCTCACCTTCCTTAATAAGTTCACTTGATTTTTTCAACCTCTCCTTATTCTCTAGTAATGTGTCATTCAGGCCTTTCAATTTTTCATCATGAGAAACTTTAGCCTTTTCAACTTTTGAAAGATATTCTTCTTCAAGATTCTTTAGTGTTTGTGTTAAATCTTCCCTTAACTTATGTTCTTCTTGAAGAAAATTATTTATTGCCTCCTTTAATTGAAAATCTAAATTCTTATCAGCATTTTCTAAAGCATTTTTACTTTTTTCTATCCTGGCTTTTGAAAGTTCTATAATATCCTTTATATCTGACCTTTGCTCATTGATGTTTAGCTTAATCCTATTTTTATCACTTTCAACATTAGCCTTTATTGCTGCAATTTTATTATCAAAATTTTCTTGAAGAGCTTTAGCTTCTTCTATCCAATGATTAATCTTTTGAGCTTCTGAGACCTTGTTATAATATTCTTGAACTTTTTTATCTCTCCATAGCTCTCCATCATACTCAGCTGGTAGTTCATCCAAGATAACCTTTATTTGAGTTTTAAGTTCTTTTATTTGCCTGTTCACTTCTTCCCTATCTTTGTAATATTGGTCCTCTATAGCTTTAAGTATCACTAAAATATGGTTACTATAGTCTATATTGCTTGGAAGTTCACCAAACCAATTAATGATATTTTCATTAGTCCAATCTATTTTCAACATACCAAGAATACTTTTAGTTTGCTGTTTTATATTCATATTCACCCAATCCAAAGGTCTGAATATATCACCATTTATAAGATTTCTCAGAAATTTTTCAGTAGAAGGAACTGCTTCATCATCTTTTCTAACCTTTAAATAATCAGCTTTTTCTGACCTAATTTTTCTATCCACTTCCAAGCCATCATCCAACTTAACATACAAAGTTGCTTCCTCCTCCCCATGTCTTATAACCTCAGTACGTCTATTTTTATTAGTGAAAGCTTTTTCAATAGCTTCAAGTATGCTACTTTTCCCACTCCCTTTAGGTCCTTTAAAAATATTGATTTTGCTACAATCCAATCCTATTTCTTCTATTCCTAAGTAATTTTCAATGCTCAATTTTTTAATCATACTCATACTCTATTTCCTCCTGATTTTTAGTAAACTAACTTTTCTTTTTTCTTGGTACTATTCTCAATTTTTTTTCATATACATATATTGAGAAAGTATTTGTATTTGACAGAAAAAAGGTTTTTTATAAAAGGCTTTCAGCCTGTTATCTGTTGTGATTTATGAATTTTTATTTCTTCACTTTTTTCCTTTTTTAACTCTTCTTCAATCCAATATTTGGTCATAAGCTTAGTAAATGTTTCACTTGCATGTTCTAATCTCTCAGGATTTACTATTCTCACCCCAATCTCCTGTTGTCTTCTTGCCATTTCAAAACCCCCAAAATACTACTTGTTATATATGTATGAAGTGACTGTCTATTTAGTTACTCTTTAAAGCCCTCCGCTTACTTAGTACAAGCTACTTCCTTATATGATGTTTCATTTAGGTTATATAAATTTTTCGCAAGTTCTTTAACATCACTTTCATAAAGTTTGCAAGCTATCTCATAGAGCTCTGGTATTTTATTCATAACCTTATCTATATAATCAATTTTGCTTTTCAACTTGGGCTTATGATTTTTATTATATTTAGTTACCCTATCTTCAAGATTAATATGATATTTCATTGAAAACTGTTTATATAACTCTCTCCATCTTAGTTGGAAGTTAGCTCCTTTATATCTAACAACTCTGTTTAATACCTGTCGTTTTTCTGCTAATGATATTTCATCAACAAGCCCAATGATTATCCCCTCTTTATGCTCAATTTCTTTACCTTGTTTATTTATAGTGCTATTCTGAATTCCAATAATTTCATTTTGCTTTCTTACCATAGAAAGAGTATTTTTAAATACAAGTTTTGTGTTTTCATCCGTATAAGGTAAATAAGTTTCGATAAACAACTCCTCATTATTCACATAGCCACCTGTTTTTCTTATAGATGGTAGTACTTCATCGAATATCCAACTTTCAAATTTTTCAGCATCTGGTAATTTTGATTTTATTACTAGTCTATAAATATCACCTTCAGGTATGATTTTCATAATTTGCATTCCACCATTTGAAGGTAGCGACGTTTCAACGCCCCCTTTACAATGCCTGGAAACAGCATCTTTGGGACTTGAATATCCGAGTGAACTAGCTATATCATTAGCAACTGCATAATCTTTGTTATTGTATTTAACCCATCTAACAGAACCAAACTCCTCATTATTAAAAATCTTCAAATCCTTATTCATTTCCTTTTCCTCCTCTCCTTTACTCGAGACATATCATACGTAAACTTAATTTAAACATGTTCAAAATCTTAGGCATTAATAAGTTTTGGACTTGTTTAAATTTATAATTGGAGTTGGTATGTCTATGATTTAAAATCTTTGGTTATGGATAAACTAGTTATGTTAGTTGTCTAAATGACGTCTTTTCGATCAAAAAAAATCTCTTCAATGGATACATTATATTTTTGTGCTAGCTTATACGCTTCATTTAAAGTAAAAGCTCTTTCTCCATTTTCTTTTCTATTATAAGTTGAGATATCAATAGCTAAAAATTTTGCATTATCTATTTGTTTTTCGTCATGCATAGCACGTAAAGATTTCAATTTTCTGTTTGTCATTTTTGAATTACCTCCTTTTTAGACGTCACTTTGTAGATTTATTACCCTTATTGTATACGTCATTATGACGTTTGTCAATAATTATTTTACTTATTCGCACAAAAAATATTCATATTGACGTTTTCATTTTATTTAATCGTCATATTGTTTATAATATTAAATAGGTAGGTGAGTATATGAGTAATTTTGGTACACGACTTAAAGAACTAAGAATTGAAAAGAATTTACAGCAAAAAGAACTTGCTGCAATTATAAATGTTCATAAAGGTACTGTTTCTAATTGGGAAAACAACAAAAGATTTCCTGATAAAGACATGCTTTTTAAAATAGCAAATTTTTTTGATGTTACCATTGATTACCTCTTATGTAATAGTGATAAGAGTAATACTAAAATAGATACTTTATCTGCTGGTGCTAGTAAAGTAACAACGAATAATGGCTTAACTAAAAAAGATAAAAAAGACATAGAAAAAACATTTCAATCAATTATAGATGAAATAGAAAATCAAGAACTATCACCTGATCCTGATTCTGCTATTACATTTGATGGAGAACCTCTTGATGAAATGGATATGATTCTTTTTAAAAACTCTCTTAAAAATCTTATTGAAGTAGTTAAAGTTAAAAACAAGGAGAAATATACTCCTAAAAAATATAAAAAAAATAAGTAATATAAGGATTTCTCAAATAGGGAAGTTTCCCCCAAGAAAATTTTACAAATAGAATAGTGGCAGATAGTCGTTACTAATCACGGGGGTGTTTTGTTGTACACTAATCAAGCAATAGAAAAACAAGTGAAAGAACTTATAAGCAAATATAAAACTGCTGATCCTTTTGAGTTAGTTAAATATCTAGATATAGTCATTATGGAACAGGAACTAGGCAATATAAATGGATACTATACCTTCATTGACCGCAATAAATGTATTGTACTGAATTCTTCATTAAATGAATATGGTAAAAAAATCTCTTGTTGCCATGAGTTAGGACACGCAATTCTACATCCCAAGCTCAACAAGTTCTATATTGAACGATGCACTAAATTCGTAAAAGATAGATATGAGACTGAAGCTGATACTTTTGCTGCACACTTATTACTGAATTATTTAAAAAAATATGATTGTGTAGGAATGACTTTAGCAGAAATAGCAGCAACTCATGAAGTTAATGAAAAACATGTGAAACTCAAGTTCAAAACTGAATTTGAGTAAATTTTATATCACAATCAGAAAATATTAACATTTTATCAATTTGTTGTATTATGTCGAATGTAAGCGAAAATATGAAACGACTATCAGAGCACCTTTTAACACCTTACCTTGAGAATTTATGCAAATTAAACCCTAAAAATCAAATTATATGCTATGCCCTCACTTTGGTGTGGGCATACACATTTTAACATTGTTTTAATACAATTTAATCATTAAAAAAAATAGAGGTGAAAGAGATGAAAGCAGCAATATACTCAAGAAAAAGTAAATTTACTGGTAAAGGAGAATCAATAGAAAATCAAATCGATTTATGTAAAGAATACTGTATCAAAAATAATATAGATGTATATGAAGTCTATGAAGATGAAGGGTTCTCTGGGGGTAATACCCAAAGACCACGTTTTAAAAAAATGCTTAAAGATGCTAAGGATAATAAATTCAATTTCCTTGTATGTTATAGACTGGACCGTATTAGTAGAAATGTAGCTGATTTTTCAACCACACTTGAATCATTACAAGGATATGATATTGATTTTGTATCTATAAGAGAACAGTTTGATACTAGCACTCCAATGGGTAGAGCCATGGTATATATATCTTCGGTCTTTGCTCAACTAGAAAGAGAAACTATAGCTGAAAGAGTAAGAGATAATATGCACCAATTAGCACGTACTGGAAGATGGCTCGGAGGCAGAACCCCTCTCGGTTTTATATCAGAACAAATTAAATATCTGGATGCAAATTTATTAGAAAGAAAACTGTATAAATTAGTTCCTGTACCAGAAGAGTTAAAGCTTGTTGAAACAATTTATAATAAATATCTTGAACTAAAAAGTTTATCCAGGTTAGAATCAGATTTTTTAATAAATGGAATCAGTACTCGCTCTGATAAAAAATATGATATGAGTACCTTAAAAGTTATATTAACAAACCCTGCTTATGTTATTGCAGATGAATTGTTTTATGAGTACTGCATAAAGCATAATATGGATGTAGCTTCTACTAAAGATGAATTTGACGGCAACCATTCTGTGATGGTTTTTAATAAGCATAAACATGCTAACAACAGAGTGAAACTTAATAATACATCAGAATGGATTGTTTCTATAGCTAAACATGAAGGAATAATCCCTTCAAAAGATTGGATTAGAATTCAGGATATTCTAAAATATAATTCATCTAAAACACCTCGTACTGGTACAAGTAAGGTGGCATTATTAACTACTATATTAGTTTGTAGTAAATGTGGTAGTAAAATGCGTATTACTGGAAAATACAAGGAAGGAGAATTGCAACATCATTACTATAAATGTAGACTTAAAGAAAGATCTAAAGGCACTCTTTGCGATATGAAAAATTTAAATGGATATCAAGCCGAAAAAATAGTCTTTGACGAAATGAAAAAACTTGCTTTAAATAAAAGTATAATATCAAAAGGGTTTAATGAAAGTAAAGAAAAACTAAAAAAAGAGTCTAGTAATGCTAGTATGGATATACTATCTTTAGAAAAAAGAATAAAAGAAAAAGAGAAAGGAATTCAAAATTTAACAATTCAACTTTCTCAAAATGCTAGTTCCACTGCAGCAACATACATTATAAAACAAATTGAAACTCTAGACAATGAATTAAAACAATTAAAATTGCAATATGAATCTAAGGAAGAAATCAAACAATCAAATAAAATGGAACAGATGAATTTGGAGCTAAAAGATCAATTAATTAAAGAGTTCGCATTAAACTGTAATAATATGCCTTTTGAAAAACAAAAGGAACTATTAACCTCCATAATAGATAAAATCACGTGGGATGGTGAAAACTTAGATATTAAGCTATTTTAAGTAATTTATGGATTAAATATGTATTAAGTGACTATACGTTGTATATAGATGAAGCTGTTTCCATGTCTAATAAAATTATTATTTTATCAAAACGCCCCGCTTTTATTAAAGAAATTTTAGATATTAATTTTGAAGATGAATTCTCTACTCCACTAAAAAAAAGGCAATCCATTCAATTTAAAAACTATTTTAATATTATATGGGGGGAGTTAGATAAAGTTGATGAACATGAGTAATGAGCATAAATTATTTCTGCAGAAAGTAAAAAATAGAAAAAGAAAGATAACTTTTACACGGTTAATAATTTTATTCTCCTTCTTTTTTTTATGGGAGATAGCTGGCGATTTGAAGTGGATTGATCCTTTTCTCACCTCTACTCCTTCAAGAATGATAAAAAGTTTAATTTTAATTTATAATGAAGGTACTCTTTTTAAACATATTGGAGTTACTTTATATGAAACTATTATTGGTTTTACCTTAGGTACTATTTTAGGTGCTGTTATAGCAATTCTTCTTTGGTGGTCTGATTTTGCATCAAAAGTTCTAGATCCTTATTTGGTGGTACTTAATGCCCTTCCAAAAATAGCTTTATCTCCAATTATAATTTTTTGGGTTGGTAACGGTCTTAAAGCAATTATTTTAATTACTTTATTAATTTCCATAGTTATAACTATAATTAATATTCTCAATGGATTTAATGAAGTGGATGAAGATAAAATAACTTTACTAAAAACTTTTGGTGCAAATAAAAGACAGATTCTTTTAAATTTAATTATCCCCGCCACTATACCTACTATTATTTCCACTTTAAAAATTAATGTAGGATTGTCATGGGTAGGTGTAATAATGGGTGAATTCTTGGTTGCTAAAGATGGACTAGGTTTTCTTATTATATATGGAGGACAAATATCTCAATTAGATATGGTAATGATGAGCATAATTATATTGTCAATTTTAGCTTTTATTATGTATGAAGGAATTTCTTTGTTAGAAAGAAAAATAATTGTGAAATTCAGATAA